GGGATCGCGCTGTCACTTGGCAGATCGCTCTCCGGCTGTCCTCTGCCCGACGCACCGAGCACGCTGGCGGGCCAGTTCGTCAGCAATGCCGCATTGGTGGCGGTCGTGACGCCGCCATAGGTGTTTACCCCGGTATTGGTCGGTGCGGCCGGGCGCCAGAATGTCACCGTTCTGTTTGTTCTGACGCACAGGATCGGTGACAGCCGCTGCTGGGCAGCGATGAACCAGACAGCGGCGTCCTGCACAAGGTAGTCGCCGGGCCTGGTATAGGCCCGTCGAACACCCCGTAACAAAGCGCATCGCCATAAGCGTTCGCGCGGGCGAACCTGCTGTCGGGTGCAGAAAATGCGGCGTGGAGGCGAAGGTAACGATTGATGGCATCCAAAGGTTCCGACGTGCCGGATGGCCGGTAGGCATCGGTCCGAATGCCGACTGCGCGCGCGGCGACATTCCGCGCCCAATGGATGCGGTCCTGCAGACGTTCAGGATCCACGACGCGTGCGTCCTACACCACCAGGGAGATGGCCCCGTCAGCCAAGGCGGGCCCCGGCGGAATACCAAAAAACCCGCACAGGCGACGGCGCCAATCGTCGAACAGCTTCGCGCGGTCACGCAGTTCGTCGCGGTTGTGCGTCCACACAGCTGCCTGGTCCGTATCCAGATTGTCGCTCGCCCGCGGGATCGCGAATTCCAGCACCGTTAGCGTGCCAAGATAGCGCCGCACGATGGCGGCCTCGGCGTCGGAAAGATTGTTCATACGGAATTCCATCAGGCCGTAGGCCTGAAAAAAGCGCCAGGATTCGAAACCTGCGGGCGCCGCGCCGTACGCAGCATACCCACAGAAGCGGCGGATGTCGGTCTTCTCCGCTTCGGTGAATGCCATCAGACAAAACATCCATCGCCACGGGTAAAGAGGATCGATCCACTGCCCGCCACGAGGACCGCTGCGGCATAGCCGATCAGCGAGTTGACCGAAAGCATCACCCTGGAGTTCGCCATCACGGGCATATCAGCCGGCGACGCAGACACCGAAGGGTCTGCGCCAAAGCGCACATAGGCGAGCGAGGCGCTCGAATTGGTGACGACCATGGAATCGCCGCCGCCTCCGAGCTGTACCGTCGCAGACGCCGTCCCCGCGCTGAGCGAAACCGTTCCGGTCGGCCGGAATGGAGCGATGGAGCCGATTGCCATCCCGATATCCTTTCGTCAGCCGATGTGTTCGACCATGACCGCCCGCTTGAAGGCGGCATTCGTCGCCGTAGGAATTGTGGTCGGGTTTGTCGTAGTGTCCGACGGCGCGCAGAACCCGCCGATCCAATACCAAGACTGTGCAATGATCTGCTGGAGGCGATCGATCGGCTCGCGCGTCACCATGGCCACATCGTCTACAACAGCTACAATAGAGTCCGTTGGCATCACGTCGTCGGCTGCCATGCCCGCGAAATCACCTTCAATCAGCGCACCCTGACCGCATATGATCGGCCTGCGGACCATCAGGCCGGCCAATGTCGGATGCGGTTGGACAAAGGCTTCCGTCGTCGGGATGAAGCGAAGGCCGAGAAAGTCGTTCGTCATGCCTTGACGGAAGACCTGATTGGCGGATGTAGCACCCTGAAACAGCTGCTTGAGGTCTGGGTCAGCAAAGAGCTGCCGGGCCGAAACCGGATCGAGATAGCAGTTGTAAACGCCATCAATCTCTGGGACTGCGTTCAGCCGCAGCTTGGCGACCGCATCGAGAAAACACGACATCGTCAGCATGTCGCCTGCCGTGAGTGCGGACGTATTGCCGCGCTGCGATGGCCTGACGATAACGGAGGCGTTTGCAGCAACCACAGCGTTGCCGGAGGTGCCATCCGAGACGGAGACATTCCCTGAGAACGCCAGGGTACCGGAGGTTCCGTTCGGTGCCGTCGACACGTTGGTGGTGTCCGCTGTGGCACCGATCAGCGTGTAGGCGTTCGCACCGACAGTGACGGTGAGGGGGTTCGCCGGAGAAACCGGCTGCTGCGTGCCGTTGACAAAGGCATTCTGGAAGCCGCGAATATCATCGACCGCCATACTGGTGCCGGGACTTCCAAGGGTGGTGCGCACGCGGGTGTTGCCGCCGAAATAGCTGCTGAACAACGCGTTGCGCGCCAGTTCGTCCAGACTCCGTGCGGCCTGCTCACCGTTCACAAAGGCGTTCTGCAAGAACTGCGACGCGATGCCGACCCGGCTGGTCACCATGTTCAGATCGGTCGTGGCGGCATAATGATTGATCGTAATCGTGTACTGCTCTACGCCCCAACTGGCCGGTGTAAGCCCGTTGTCGAAGTTGGTGTTGGTGCTGGCAGCGAGCGGCGTGGTGATGCTTGGTTTCAGGCCTGCCCGCGTTTTCGTGAGTGTTTCACCTATTCCGACGGAAATCTTCACCCGATCGGCGCATGCGCGATAACCAAGGCGAGATTGCAATGCCTGCTGAAATTCGCGCTCGAGAAAGCCCTGTTGAATGATCGGCTGCAAGGCGGCAGGGAAGTTCTGAATGCCCATCCGGGGATTCCTTCAGCGTGGTTGACGTTGGATCGAATGCCGCGGACTCGCGGCTCAGGAGCGAAGATATCTACGGATGAAGTTTCAGGAATGCCGCTCTTGCAGCCCGATATTCTTCATCTGTCATCTCGGTCGCCAGTTTCTGACGGGGAGGCTGCGCCGGCGGTGCATTCGATGCGCTGGATGATGAAGTGCCGCCAAAAAGCCACGGTTTGGCACGCCTCATTTGGGACATGAGCTGCGGGCCATTTGTGATCTCCCCATCCGGGTTGAGCTGCACTTCGCCATCGTCGAGCAGCTTCAGGCCGTCCAGATCGACCATTCCGGCCCGCATTGCCTCAACTTTCAGCTCAGCGCGTACCAGCCGGGACCGTGCCTCCTGCTGCGTCTCCGCCAGCCTCTGTTCGAGCGCCTCGGCGCGGGTCCGGAGCTCGGTGATCGGATCAACATCAACGTCAGTAGGTGTTTCGTTATCTGCCATCAGCCGTTTCCGTTGGTCATTCTGTCAGCGTCGATTCGCGCGAGCTCGGCCGGTACGTCTTCGATGTCGAAGGTGTCCGCAATGACCTTGATCGCGGTCTCACGACTGAGCTGGCCGTTGCTGGCGAGCGTGGTCAAAGTTTGCGCATCCTTTTGCCTGTCGTCTGCGGTAGATGGATACCACCGTGGCCAGTTCAGCGAGAGGCGCGCGGCCGGATTGAGCGCGGCAATCTCCTGCCCGAAAATTCGCAGGCGATAAACCCGCGATGCGCGCAGCACCATCCGTGCAAGTGAAAGCAGTGCACCCTCGCCGTAACTGATGCGCAGATTGTCCGCGAGCCAGATGAGCCCCTGGTTCATCAGCTCCAGCGCGCGCCCCGACTGTGCCGCCGTCAACCGGTCGGCATTCGCCCGGTTGCCGTGCACGCTCTCGAGCGCCAGTTCGCGCAGTGTCCGCACGTATTCGATCACTGCAGCGGATGCTGTGCCGCCGATCTCCAGCAGCCTGGCATCGCCCTTTTCACTGACCACCAGCGCGTTGCCGGCACCCTTGACGATCTCGCTGTCCGTCGTTGCCGGCTCTTTGATCAGCAATGTCGGATCGCTGCTGTATTTCAGCCCGCGACCGGCCTGGCTAAGCTGGTAGTCGATCTCGATCTGGGTTTCGATCGCTGTGCGGAACGTGCAGCCGCCGTCAGCCGCGTCGCCGGTCGAGGACAAGCCCGGAAGGTTCCGGATCCAGACCATGGGCACGAAACCGAGTCCATGCTGCATGCTGCGAGTTTCGTCGATCGCCGGAGGAAATGTGCTGGTGACCGGGTTCGGTACGAACCAGGTCTCCCTTTCGGTGTCCCAACTTCGCGTGAACCAATAAACGGCCGAAGGGTCGCTGAGGTTGTAGCCATTGGAGGCCAGCAGATTGCCCGCAACTTTATATCGTTCAGTGACCCGCATTAGAGTGTCGGGTTCTTCGGGATCCCATTCGGGCGTCAGGTATGTCGTATCAAGAACGTCGAAGAAGATGCGCCCGCGCAGAACACGCATCAGGACAGCGACCGAGCCGATGGATCCACGAATGGCAGCCTCGGTCATGGTCAGGTTGAGGCGTGCCTCCTTGACAACATCTGCAAGCGCGGCACGGACCTCCCGGTCGCTGCAGTCGATGGTTGGAAAATGGCCCTCGCTGAACAGCAGCGATACGCTGTCTTCCACCACGATGCGGCATAGCGCATAGCGGACGCTCGGCCTACGGTTGCGCAACGGGATGTATTCGCCGCCTACACCGCGTTCCTCGTGGAACTGGTACGGCAGTACATCATAGAGTCGGCCGTCGAGGACACGCTTTAGAATATCCAGCGTCCGCGTGCGTGCCGGATAGGTCGGATCGCGCGGGATCAGGCTGCAGATCGTCTCGAACATCGTGTCCTGGTATTGTGTTTCGGCGTCACCGCGTCAGGTATGGCACTGACAGCTGGCGCGTTGGCCCGCCGGCACCAGTCAGCATCGAGAAGGCCCGCGACAGTGCGTCGACCTGGTCATCCTTTCGGCCAAAGGGAAAATCGCGCAGCTCCTCGATGAACGCGTGGTTCCAATTGGCCCGTACGAGCGCGACGTTGCCCGCCTCCACCTGTGACGCCACGGGTCCGGCCCGCGTCAATTTCAAGCCTGTCTCAGGTGAGGTGCTGATTCGATAGCCGGCAAGTTGGCCGGCCAGATAGGTGAGTTGGACTTTGCCCGCCTGACCGGGATCCTGCGGCAGACCGATGAGGCTGGATGTTCCATCAATGCGGGCTGCTTCGGTGATTGCTTTGGCTACCCCATGCGGGCTGCCGCGCAGCCGCACGACGTCCAGCACGATATAGCGGCCACTGTCTTCGCGTGCGAGCTTTACGCCGACGGTCCAATCCGGATCATTCGAACCGGTGGCTACGGTGGCCGCAAGGTCCCACGCCCGCACTGCCGGACCGGCAAAGGTCTGCGGCGCGGTCTCCACGATCTCGAGGCATTCGACCCTGAACAGGCTGCCCTGGATTGGTCGTGGCGATTGTTGATACAGCGCGGACCATGTGCGTTCACCGACTGAGTCTCGTTTGCGCAGCAGCGCCGCCTCGTTCTCCCATTCCGGCCACAACGCCGCGCCGAGGGGCCGACCAAGTGGATCGTTGTCCTGGGCAAGAGCGGGAAGACTGATGAGCTGCCACTCGGCGGCGTTGTGTGCGAGCAGGCGGCCAGCCAGATCGTCCTCGTGCCAGCGGGTCATGACGAGCACGATCCGTCCGTTGGGCTTGAGGCGCGGCGTGAGATCAGACCGATACCAGCTCCAGATCCTGTCCCGCACGACGGGGCTGTCGGCTTCGGCATGAGACTTGATAGGATCGTCGATGATAACAAGGTCGGCGCGGCGGCCGGTCAGCGGTCCGCGGACACCGGTCGCGAAGTATTCACCTTTGGATGAGGTCAACCAGTGACCGGCAGCGCGGAGGCCGGGATGCAGGGTGTACCCAAGCTGTGATCCATGTTCCTTCACCACGTCCCGCGCCTGGCGGCCGAAGCTTTCGGCGAGGCTCGCCGTATGCGACGTGGCGATTACGGAGCTGGCTGGATGCCGAGTGAACCACCAGGCAGGATACAATATGGAGGCGTAGGTCGACTTCGCGGAGCCTGGCGGCATCAGCACCATCAACCGGTCGATCACACCATTGCTCACGGCCTCGAGTTGCTCCAACAGCAGCCT